GTGGCGTGTGCACGCCCTCGGGTGCATCCAGATCAGCGACGAGTGCGTCGGCCGCCTCGGCCACGCTCGCCGCCGAGCTAGGGCGGCTCTGGGCGTCCTTCGCCATCTTGATCACCGAGGCCATGGTAGTCTGCCGCTTGCCCGGTGCAGCTCGGAAGCTCTCCCACTGGTAGCGCAGAGCCTCGGTGCCGGGGTACGTGTCCCCGTCCTGTGACCACTCGTCCCAGATTTCGAAGCCGTCGTCACCGCCGTCCGTCTCATGCTTCAGCGCCATGCCGACGCGGATCCAGTCCGCGCGACCCATGCTCGGGTCGAGGCTGTTGACCAGCGCCTCCATCTCGTTGATCGTCAGGCCCAGCCGAGGCTCGCGGCCGGCCATGAAGTCGTCGGGGTCAACGACGTTGTTGGTGAGGGAGCCACCGAAGCGGCGCTCGCACAGGTCGATGACGTGCTGGTCCACCTCGGCCACCGTGTTCTCAAGACCGATCATCTCGCAGGCGGGGAGGATGTTGCCCGTGAACGTCACGAACATTGACGTAGAGAACGTCTCAAAGCCGTAGCGGTCGGGCGCTGCCTTGCTCTTGTGGTTGCCCAGATTGCCCTTCAACGCGGCGCGGATGCCTTTACCCGATGGGCTGAACTCGGCATACGTCCGGGCGACGATCTGCTCGATCTCAGTGGGTATCTCGCCGCTCGGGCCAACGCAGTTGTCAAAGTCCAGAAACGTGTAGCCGAAGTCTGGCATCGGGGCGAAGCCCACGCCGTCATAGCCCATGCGCGCAGCCGCATCGCGCGCTGCGGGGAACGTGGTCAGGCGTGCGCGGTCGGTCGGTGAACCCTGCTGACCGTGGCGGATCGTGCCGTCGGTCCAGTACGGGACTTTGCGCGGCTTGGATTCGTTGGGGTATTGTTCGAAGCGCCAGATGAGCCATGCCGGCACCATCCGCAGTTCCTCCGGCACCTCAAGGGCGCGGATTTTGGGCGCAATCGCCCTGACGCTCGCCATGTCGTCGTCCTCCACGGAAGTTTACAGCAGGTCGGCGCTTGCACTCGGTACGGCGAGCGCGCGGACGAGGTCAGGGCTCATCAGATCATCGCGCGGGATGCCGTAAGCCCCCTCGATCACGACGGCCTTGTCCACCGGCACCCAGCCGCGCCGCTTCCATGCGTACACGGCCTGATGCGACACGCCCATGCTGCGGGCAAAACGCACGATGCCGCCGCCCTTGCTGATGGCGAGGTTGATGGCGTCAATGCGGGTCATGCGTTTTCTCTACTGATCTCGTGGCGGAAGCGCTCGTCTCGAATGCCGAAGAGGCGCGTCTTCTCCATGTACTGCGATTTGAGCTTGGCCAGCCGGTCATTGACGGCAGCCAGCTCGGCCTCCAGCCGATCGCGCTGGGCGAAGAGGTCGAGTGCCTCGGCGATCATTTCCGCACGCCCTTGGCCCCGAAGCGGCCAGTCTTGGGGTCGCGGAAGAAGGCCTGCTTGAGGGTGTCCTCCAGCCGTTCGAGCTTGGAGCGCAGGACGCGGATGACCAATTCGTTGGTCGCGGCCTCGGACGCTTTGGTCTCGGCCTCGCCGAGCTTCACGTACAGGGCCTCGATCTCGCGCTGCTGGCTGGCGGCGAGCCACTTGGCCTCACGCAGTGCGCCCCACGGGTTGATGATTTCACTGATGCTCATTGGTCTCTCCTGTGGCTGAGTAGGATAGTGTGACAGATGCAATGGCGGCTTGCAATGGCTCTCGCGTCAAATTAGCACGACCCCGCGCCCGGCCGTTGGCGCGGGCAGCCTCATAGACGGTCGGGCGTTGCGCCTTGAGCGCCGCCGTGCAGCGCGCCACTGAGCCCCAGCCGTAGTCGTGGGCCAGCTCGCTGAGCGTCCGGTTGCCGATGTCGCGGCTGTCGGACGGCAGCGTCGGCATGGTGCCGGGCGGCCGGGGCGGGTTGTGGGTGCGACGCGGCGGTGCCTCCTCCTTGGCCACGCGCGCCTCTACGGCTGCGTGCTGCGAGATTTGGCTCCTGAGCCGCTCGTTGGCGTAGATGCGCTCGCGGCGGCCGTCAGGGTACAGCCACCAGAAGCGACGATTGTGGATGATGGGTTTGCGGGTCATGCGTCATCCTCTTCGGGGTCGTGGCCGTACCGCTCGCGATAGACCTTCAGACCGAGCAGAAGAAAGTCCCGAAGGTCCGGCGGCTCTTCGTTACGCTCATCAAAGAACTCGGCGTAAGGTATGCGGTAGGTGTAATGCTCGCCGTTGTCGGCGAAGGCGTCCTCAAGGAAGACGACGATGTGGCCGTCCATGAGGTAGATTTCGAGGCGCTGCTCACGCAGCCACCGCGAGACGGCTTTGTTGATGAGCGTCTCAACGTCATCGAGATTGACGTGGAAATCGATGTCGCCCTTCGTCGTCTCGGGATCGGGGTGCACGTATGTCATGATCTTTACCAGTCTGTGTCATCAAGGTCGTCGAGGGTGATGGGCGGCTGCCGAATGATGATGTAGGCGGCCGTGCCCACGAGGGCGAGGATAGCTAAAGCCAGCCAGTTGTTGCTCGTCATCGTGATGTCCTTTCCAGTGCCCATAGGGGGGCGCAGCGCTCGCCTGCGGCCGTGTCCACCAGCACCATCTGGTGGTCCTGACAATAGGCCTTGGCGCGCTGGCGGGCCTTCTCCTCCCACGCGCACACCCACAGCAGCAGGCCGAGGACGACACCGAGGGTGCAGATGACGATGATGGCTATGCGGTTAGTCATTGGTCGTCTCCTTTCGCTGTTCAATTTTATAGTCTTTGTGGACGAAGCCGGGTGTGTCGCCCTTGACCACCGTCGCCTGCACCCAGTGGCGCACGCCCTTCTTGCTGGTTCGGTAAAAGCCCCGGCGCAGGTGGGCTCGCGGCGACGCGTGCGTGCCCCCGCCCTTGCCGGCTGGCCGCGTCTTGGGCGCGCCGATTGTCAGCGTCTTGTACGTGAAGAGCGGGGCCTTGTCCCTGATGCGCCGCGAGCGCGCCTCCTTGGCGTCAGCCAGCACGTCCGTTGTCTCCACATCGTGGTTGGCCAATATCTGGCACACGCCTCCATACAAATTCAAAAACGGCGCGTAGCTTTTAGTGTCCCTTGGCTCTGTCCACGGATGCCGCCGCGAAAAGTCCTTCAGCTCCAGTTGCCACGGCTCATGGAACGACGCGTCGCTGTACCGGATACGGCATGTCACCGCCGTGAAAAGCCACTCGTGTAATTCAGGAGCGAGCGCCCGCGCGCTCTCGTGCATGCGGCAGATGAAGTTCAGCTCAACGTGCTCGCCGGTGTCACGCGCGATGATCAGCCCGGCGGCACCCTTTACGCCGAACATTTCCCCTTCCAGCGCAGTGACCGGGTAGGGCGGCCGCAAGTCCGACAGCAGCATTGGCTTGCTCTCGTCCAGCTTGACGCTCTGCGGGCTAATAAACTTGACGGCATGGCGCGCAGTAAAATTGAGCAGGTCGCGCAGCTTCGCGTGTTCAGCACCCGATGCCGAGCCCCGCTTCCGGCTGACATCCATGAAGGTGGTAAGCAGACGGCCGGGGCGGGTCATGTCAGTAGCCCTCCGCCCGCAGCTCACGCTTCACGGCGTTGAGGGCGTAGACCTCGGACAGGCTGCGGAGCAGCAGGGTCTTGTCGCCGGAGTGGTCGAAGAAGGCGCGGGCCGTCATGACGCGGTCAACGGCCGCGAGCAGGTGGCGCTGCAGGATACGCACCTGCCGGCCCTTGAGGCGCGTGAAGCTGCGGTGGGCCTTGTCGGCGTCGATGTTGCGGTAGGCGGTCATGGCGGTGTCTCCGGTGGGTGGGGCGGCGCGGTGGCCGCCCCCGGCTGTTGGTCACTTAAAGCTGAGACCAGTCTTTTGGCAGTTGCGGCTGTAATGATCCTTGCCAAACCACACCCAGTCCGATCCGTCATTCTTCAGGCTAACAGTGGCGGGCCACCGCTTTGTGCTGGTGCGATAGCGTCCGGTGAAGTCCCACGAAACGATGCTGCCATCGTCGTAGCGCACCGCGTTAACGCGCTTGGTTTCACGACCGAGTGTGGCTTCAACGGTGCCGATTTCGCGAGTGCGGTCAGTGCTGCCCCACAGTTCAGTGCCGGTGGCTTCGAAGGTGCTGGCGTTCAGGATGGTCATTGGGTGTCTCCGGTTGGTCGTTGCTGATGACCTCTTCTCTCATATCCAACGTGGGGTTGCAACACCTATTTTTGCAGCATGAGCACTTTTTTACACATGCTGCAGCATGCAGCATTAGCAGCACGGTGCAGCAAGATGCATCATGCTGCAAATGGTGCAGGTCGGGTAATGCAGCATTTCTGCAGCACGGAGGGGGTACACCCCCGTAGGGGGTGCCCCCCACTGCTGCAAATGCTGCACCGAGCAGATGCTGTGCTGCGCTGTAAAAATCCATGGTGTGATGACCAGCCCCGGAAGCTGAAGATGCAGCGTGATGCGTCGTGCTGCAGATGCTGCAGCGCTTCGTAAAATATCGCTTGCAACGGTGCGTTGCATGTGAGAGAAGAGGTCATCAACAACGCAAACGGAGACACCGACATGACCGACCTCGACACCCTCCTCGCCGAAATCGACGCCGCCCCGAAGAGCGGCCCGGTGTCCGACAACATCACCGCCGAAGAAGCTGCCAAGCGCTACAGCAACCACGCCCTCGCCACGTTCCACTATTTCAACGACAACGGCATCCGCGCTGAGTGGTCGGAACTGGGCAGCCGGCTGCTGGCCTTCGGTCGCGGCTACCTCGCCTACGGCGACACCGGCTATTACAACGAGAGGCTGTATGCACTCGCTCGTTATGATCGCAAGCGCGTCAACCCCAACGAGCTGTGGGCTATCGTCAGCGGCATTCGCAAGACCATCGAGCGCGGCAACGCCTTCCTCGCCGAGAACAACGCCTGAGCAGCACGGGGCGGCGACAGTGCCGCCCCTTGTCGTTCGGCCGGCTGGGTGTTATCTGCTGTGGGCTGGTAGTCCTGCCACGAAGCGGAGCATGCAGATGGCCGATGACATTGTCGGTAGTAAAAAAATGGGTCGGCCGCCATATGAGGCGACGGACGAGCTTCGCGCCAAGGTGCGGACGTGGGCCGCTGTCGGCACGACACAGGAAGTGATCGCCGCAGAGCTTGGCATCTGCATCGACACCCTCGCCAAATACTATCGGGACGAACTCGACGAGGCGTCCGCTCGCGGCGTGGCGAACATCGCCAGCAACCTGTACGCGAAGGCGATGGCCGGCGATGTGACATCCATGATCTTCTACCTGAAGACGCGCGGACGCTGGCGCGAGAAGGCGTCGGCGGGCGACGACGAGAACCCATTGGTCATGCGGATCGAGGGCAGCATTGACCCTCTCGATCAGGCGATGGAGATCGCGAAGCGGGCAGCACGAGCAAAACAGCCCGATGAGTGATGGGGCCTGCCTTGCTGGCTGAGAGCCACGAGATCGAAGCGACGTTCGCCGCTGCCCGCCAGCGCCGGGCGCAGTTGCCCGCCGTCGAACGATTGGCCTACGACAAACATATGGCGTGGCTGGCGCAGGCGCACGCGCACCAGATCGAGCCGGAGGGGAACTGGCGCACGTGGCTGCTGCTTGCCGGCCGTGGCGCTGGCAAGACCAAGTGCGCGGCGGAGTGGGCTTGGTGGGAAAGCTGGCGCGATCCGGGGTCGCGAACGCTAGTCACAGCCCCGACGCTGGGCGACATCCGCGACACCTGCTTCGAGGGCGAGAGCGGCCTGCTGAACTGCATACCGCACCAGTTGATCAAGGACCACAACCGCTCGCTGTCTGAGATCGTGCTGGTCAATGGCTCGCTGATCAAGGGCATCCCCGCATCTGAGCCTGAGCGCTTTCGCGGCGGCCAGTGGCACCGCGTGTGGGCCGACGAGCTGGCGGCGTGGACCTATGACGAAGACGCGTGGCAGATGATCATGTTCGCCCTGCGCCTCGGCAAGAACCCGCGCATGGTGGCCACCACAACGCCGAAGCCCAAGCAGCTCATCCGCCAGCTAGTGGCCCGCAGCGGGAAAGACGTGACCATCACGCGCGCCACCAGCATGTCTAACATGGCCAACCTCGCGCCGACCTTCCGTGATCAGATCATGGCGATGGAAGGAACAGTGATTTTTCGTCAAGAGGCGTTGGGGGAATTGGTCGATCCTGAGGAGGCCGGAATTGTCAAGCGCAGCCAGTTCCGCCTGTGGCCGCACGACAAGCCGCTGCCGCAGTTCGAGCTGGTCATCCTGTCGCTCGACACCGCCTTCACCGAGGCGACGGTGGACAAGCGCAGCGGCGACCCGGACCCGACGGCCTGCACCGTCTGGGGCGTGTTTCACCACGAGAAGCGCAACAACGTCATGCTGCTCGATTGCTGGGACGCGCACCTTGGCATGCCCGATCTTTTGCGCCGGGTGCGGCGCGAGATGAACATCTCATACGGCGACGACGGCGACACGGCGCTGATCAAGCCCATGTTCGGCAGCAGCAAGCCGCTGACCTCTGGCCGCAAGCCGGACATCCTGCTGATCGAGGACAAGGGCTCAGGCATCAGCCTGCGCCAGATGCTGGAGCGCGAGGGGCTGGAGGCCTACGCCTACAACCCCGGCCGCGCCGACAAGCTGACCCGCCTGCACATCGTGAGCCCGATCTTCGCACGCAAGATGATCTGGCTGCCCGAGAGCAGCAAGCACCCCGGCCAGCCGCGCAACTGGATCGACCCGCTGCTGCACCAACTGTGTAGCTACACCGGTCCGAACAGCATCAAGCACGACGACTACGTGGACAGCACCACGCAGGCGCTTCGCCTCATGATGGACAAGAGGTTGCTCGATGCGGTACAAGCCAAAAAAGACGAGACCGGACCACCTCCCAAGGTGATCAGCAACCCGTACGCTATTTGAAGGGCGAGCGATGGACGAGGACGACATGGACGAGCTGCCAGAAATGGTTGAGCTGCCCGAGGAAGAAGAGCCCGATGTCATCGACACTGAGGACGGCGGCGCTATCGTCAAGCTGGACGATGCCGACGAGCGGTCCGACGACTTCTACGCCAACCTCGCCGAGACCATGCCCGAGAGCGAGCTCAGCACCATGGCGGCTGACTACCTCGACCTGATCGGTAAAGACAAGGAAGCGAGGAAGAAACGGGACGAACAGTACGAGGAGGGCCTGCGCCGCACCGGGCTGGGCGACGACGCGCCCGGCGGCGCGCAGTTCAACGGCGCAACCAAGGTCGTGCACCCGATGCTGACCGAGGCGTGCGTGGACTTCGCCGCCCGCGCCATCAAGGAACTGTTCCCGCCGCAGGGTCCGGTCAAGGACTTCATCCCCGGCGAGCCGACCGTCGAAAAGCTCAAGAAGGCCAAGCGCAAGACGGACTTCATGAACTGGCAGCTCACGGTGCAGAGCCCTGAGTTCCGCGCCGAGCTGGAGCAGCTCCTCACGCAGGTGCCGCTGGGCGGCGCGCAGTACATGAAAACCACTTGGCACGAGGCGCGCAACCGGCCGGAGTTCCTGTTCGTCGCCATCGACGACATGTACCTGCCGTTCTCGGCGACGAACTTCTACAGCGCCCAGCGCAAGACGCACGTCCAGTACCTGACGCAGCTTGAGTACACCCAGCGCGTCAAGCGCGGCATGTACCGCGACGTGGACCTGACGCCCGTCACCCTTGAGCCCGACTTCAGCTTGGCCGAGAAGGCCAACAACAAGATCGAGGGCCGCACCGAGACCAGCTACAACGAAGACGGACTGCGGACCGTCTACGAAATCTATGTCACGGCCGACATCGAGGAGGACGGCGAGGCGCTGCCCTACATCATCAGCGTGGACAAGGTCACCAGCAAGGTGCTCTCGATCTACCGCAACTGGGACGAGCTGGACGAGGCGCAGGAAGAGCTGCAGTGGTTCGTCGAGTTCCCGTTCATCCCGTGGCGCGGCGCGTACCCCATCGGCCTGCCGCACATGGTCGGCGGCATCTCGGCCGCCGCGACGGGCGCACTGCGCGCCCTGCTCGACAGCGCGCACATCAGCAACAGCCAGACCATGCTGAAGCTCAAAGGCGGCAGCAAGGGCGGCCAGTCGCTTGAGATACAGCCGACGCAGGTGATGGAGATCGAGGGCGGTCTGGCGGCGGACGACATCCGCAAGTTGATCATGCCGCTGCCGTACAACCAGCCGTCTCCGGTGCTGTTCTCGCTGCTCGGCTTCCTCGTCGATGCCGGCAAGGGGGTCATCCGCACCAGCATGGAGGACATCGCGGACGGCAATCCGAACGCGCCGGTCGGCACGACGCTGGCCAAGATCGAGCAGGGCATGGTCGTGTTCAGCGCCATCCACGCCCGCATGCACAACAGCATGCAAAAGCTGCTCGGCATCCTGCACCGCCTCAACGCGATGTACCTTGAGGACGAGGACATCAAGGAGGAGATCGGCGAGCAACTGGCCACGCGCGAGGACTTCGAGGGTCCGCTCGACGTGGTGCCGGTGTCCGACCCGAACATCTTCAGCGAGGCGCAGCGCTTTGCACAGGTGCAGGCGGTCGCCCAGCGCGCGGCCGCGCTGCCGCAGCTCTACGACCAGCGCGCCGTCGAGGAGCGCATCCTCGACACGCTGAAAATCCCTAACGCCGAGAAGCTCCTGCTGCCGCCGACGACACCCAAGGAGCAGAACGCGGTCAACGAGAACCTGTCGGCCTCGATGGGTCGGCCGGTCGTGGCCTTCCCGGCGCAGGACCACATTGCCCACCTCAAGACGCACCTCGCGTACATGATGAACCCGGCGCTGGGCCAGAACGCGCTGATCGCGCCGGTCTACCTGCCGATTATGCTGAACCATCTGAAGGAGCACATCGCCCTGTGGTACGTCTCGTCGGTGCTGGAACTGGCCGAGGAAGAGGCGGGCGAGGATGTCACCAAGACGATGAAGGAACTGAAGACGCCCGAGGCGCGGCAGGCGTTCGACCGCATGCTGGCCGAGGCGTCGCAGAGCGTCGTCGAGCAGGCGACCGGCGTCTTCGCATCGCTGCCGCCCGTCATCCAGCAGGTGCAGCAGATCATCCAGCAGTTGCAGCAGCCCGGCATGCCGCAGGACCCGCGTCTGGCCATCGAGCAGCAGAAGATGCAAATCCAGCAGCAGGACAGCCAGCAGCGCGCCCAGATCGAGGGCCAGAAGATGCAGGCCAACATGCAGATGGAGCAGGTCAAGATGCAGGCCAACATGCAGCTTGAGCAGGCCAAGATGCAGGCCGACCTGCAGCGCGACCAGCAGCGCGCCCAGATCGAGGGACAGAAGATGCAGGCCGACGGCCAGCTTGAGCAGCAGCGCATGCAGCTTGAGGCCGCCAAGGCGCAGATCGACATGCAGCTTGAGCAGATGAAGCAGGACCGCGAAGACCAGCGCAAGAAGGCCGAGCTGGACGCGCGCATGGCCATGAACCTGCAGGACAATCAAACCGCGATGCAACTCGCCGCAGCGGAAATAGCCTCGGGCGAGAGGTTTGACGTGTCCACGGGCACAGGCATCAACCCGCAACCGTAAGGAGGCCGTGATGGCTAAAGGCGATAAACCTAACACAAACGACGTTGCCCAGAGGGGCGAGGGCGTCAAGCAGCACAAGCGGATGGCCATGGGCGAGATGCCCAAGGTGCCGTCGATGCCTAAGACACCTGCATGAGAATTGAGACCCTGCTGCAGCGACTGGAGCAATCGCAGGCCGAGTTGGCACGCGATGCGCTGCAGCAGCCTCAAGGCCGAGACCTTTTCGAGTATGGAAAAGTGGTCGGCATGTACGCGGGCCTTGAGCTGGCCAAAACCGCGTTGATCGACACGGTGGCGGAGAGCGAGCGAAAGGCCTTTGACCTTTAACCCCCTTGAGCGGAGGAGCACCCGTGCAAGACTACGTTCTGAACAAAGTGCAATTTGCGTATGGCAGCCTCGAAGAGGCCTTCCCGGCCATTGATCCGGGCGTAACGCCGTTCGGCAGCCGCGTCCTGTGCCAGATACGTCTGGCCAAGCAGAAGACGGCCGGCGGCATCATCCTGACGGGCGACATCAAGGACACCGAGACTTGGAACACGCAAGTGGCCAAGGTCGTGGCCGTCGGCGATCTCGCCTTCAAGAACCGCAACACGCAGCAGCCATGGCCCGAGGGCTCGTGGTGCGAGGCGGGGGACTACGTCCGCGTCCCCAAGTACGGCGGCGACAAGTGGACAGTGCGTATCGACGATGACCAAGAGGTCATCTTCGTAATCTTCAACGATCTGGACCTCATAGGCCGCGTCACGGGCGATCCGCTCGCGATGAAGTCCTATGTGTAATCCATAAGGCTGAAAGGAGCCGATCACGTGGCAGACATTTTCGAAGAGAAGGACGACGAAGAACTCGTCATCATCGAGACGGAGGACGAGAACTTCCCCGTCGCAAAGGAAGAAGAGGCCGTCGCCGAGGAGGAAGAGGAGGAGGACGAAGAGCGCCTCGCCATGTCCGAAGACGACAGCGAGGACGAGATCACGAACAAGCACGGCCGTGATCGCCGCAAGCGCCGCGAGCTGCAGAAGCGCGCCCGCGACAACGCCAAGCGCGAGATCGAGCTTCTGCGCCAGCAGAACGCCGACTTGGTCAGCCGCGTGCAGGCCATCGAGGGCAAGACCTACGCCCAGCAGGCCATGACCATCGAGCAGCGCTACCAGCAGGCCCTGTACGAAGCGCAGCAGGCCGAGCAGATCATGGTGCGCGCCATCGAGGCCGGCAACGGCGCTGACATGCTGCAGGCCGAGCGCATCCGCGACGAGGCTAAGAAGCGTGCGGAGCAACTGGTCAACGAGCATCAGCAGACGCGGCAGCAGGCGCAGCAGGCGACCGTGCCACGGGCCGACCCGCGCGTCGTGGACTACGCCAAGCAGTGGATGGATGCGAACCAGTGGTATAACCCGCAGGGCCGCGACGAGGACAGCGCCATCACCAAGGCCATCGACAATTCGCTGGCGGCGGAGGGCTGGAACCCGGCGTCCGAGGAGTACTGGCACGAGCTGACGCGCCGCGTGGCCGCCCGCATCAGTGACGACGACGCCCCGGCGCAGGGCCGCACGCCGCGCCGCAAGGCTCCGCCGACCGGCAACACGCGCGAACACACGCCCACTCGCACGCGAAATGAAGTGGTAGTGACACCCGAGCGGAAGGCTGCTATGATCGAGGCGGGCAAATGGGACGATCCGGTTCTCCGGGCGGCTCAGCTCAAGGCGTATCAAGCCTACGACCGTGAACGATCAGCTCGCTGAAAAGGAGAGAGCTAATGAACGAACCCCGTATGGATGATCGCCTTAAAAAGGAACTGGGCGATAGCCGTCGCACCCGTGGGCACACTGATCGCTTGGCGACAGAGAACCGCGCGTACACCGAGGACGAACGGCTCGAAATGTTCCGAATGCAACTGTACAACGACCGACTTCCGAACTTGCCCGACATTCCGGGTTATCATGTCTGCTGGCTCACGACGGCCAACACAGGCGACACCATCCAGTCACGCTCGCGCATGGGTTATGAATTGATCCGCGCCGAGGACGTGCCGGGCATGGACCTGATCATCCAGAAGACGGGTGATTATGTCGGCTGTGTAATGGTCAACGAGATGATCGCGGCTAAGCTGCCCATGTCCCTGTATCTCAGGTACATGCAGGAGGCTCACCACGACGCACCGTTGCGTGAGGAGGAGAAGCTCGAGGACACCGCGCAGCTTATGCGCGATCAGGCCGAGCGTTCCGGTGGCAGGCTGATCGAAAGCGACGCAATGCAGGAAATCGGTAACTACGCCCCTGCCAGAGGCATTTTTGACTGATGGCGGGATTTCCACTCATCATGAGGTAAATGGCTATGACTACGACTGCCCAGCCGTTCGGCCTGCGTCCTTCATCGCACCCCTCGGGTACGATCCGTCCGGTGGCTTACACCATCGCGACTGGGTACGCAGTGAACATCTTCCAGAACCAGCCGGTTCGGATTGCTCCCTCCACTGGCGGTGGCCAGACTGAAGGCACTATCGTTGCTGCGGCAACGGGCGAAGCCTTCATCGGCACCTTTCAGGGTGTGGAGTTCACCGATAGCGACGGTCGCTATCGCGTGAGCAACAAGTGGACTGCGTCCACTGCCGCCACGACCATCACCGCCTATGTCACGTCTGACCCGGCAATCGTCTACGAAGTGCAGACGAACGCCAACGTCACGAGCGCTGACATCGGCAAGCAGTACAACTTCGCCAACACGCTCGTGGGTAACACCGTGACCGGGTTGTCGTCGGCTGCTCTCGATGTTTCATCGGCCGCCGCGAACGCCTCTGTCCGTCTTGTCGGTCTCAGCGACGCTGTCGAAGATACCGCCACGGATGCTTTCCTCACCGTCAATGTCCAGATCAGCGAACACCAGTTCGTCGCTGATGTGGCCGCCATCTAAGGAGGGCTTGAACCATGGCTACGCCGATGCGTTCAACTGATTTCCGCTCTATTGTCGAACCGATCCTGAACGAAGAGTTCAACGGCATCTACGACCAGCGGGCGGACGAGTATGCTCAGGTCTTCAAGACCTTTAAGGGCATCCCTCGCAACTACCATGAAGAGCCCGTTCTGTACGGCTTCGGCGCTGCGCCGGAACTGCCAGACGGCATGCCGGTCACCTACCAGTCCGGTGGTGTGCTCTTCATCCAGCGCTACGTCTACAAGGTCTACGGTCTGGCTTTCGCCCTGACCAAGGTCCTCGTGGAAGACGGCGATCACATCCGTATCGGTCAGACCTATGCGCGTCACCTCGCACAGTCGCTGATCGAGACGAAGGAAACCCTCGGTGCCAACATCCTGAACCGCGCTTTCAACGGTTCGTATGTCGGCGGCGACGGCAAGTCCCTCGTTGCCACGGATCACCCGCTGGCAAACGGTGCCACGTTCAGCAACCAGCTCAACACCGCTGCGGCCCTGTCGCAGACCTCGCTTGAGCAGTTGCTGATCCAAATCCGCAACGCCGTTGACAACAACGGCAAGCGTATCCGCCTGACGCCGAAGAAGATCGTCACCGGTCCTTCGAACGTCTTCCAAGCCGAAGTTCTGCTGAAGAGCGTGCTGCGTGCTGGTACCGCCGACAATGACATCAACCCAGTTAAGTCTATGAATTTGCTGGCAGAAGGTCAGGCGAACCTGTCGCGTATCACCTCGGCCACCGCATGGTGGGTGCAGACTGATGCGCCGGAAGGTCTGAAGCTCGCAACCCGCCGTGGTCTGGAAAAGTCCATGGAAGGCGACTTCGAAACCGACAGCATGCGCTATAAGGCAACCGAACGCTACGCATTTGGTTGGACGGATCCGCGCGGTGTGTTTGGCACACCGGGCGTCTAAGCCCTTGTAAAACAAGGGTTTAAAAACCCCTTGTAAAAGCCTCCATCGGTGACTAGGATACACATCCTACGAACCGATGGGGGTCTTTTTATGCGTAAAGAACATGACGTTTGCACGATGGCCGGTTGCGACCGGCCGCACAAAGCGCGCGGCTACTGCCAGACGCACTACATGCAATTCAAGCGCGGCATCACGCCTGTCGGCCCGATCCGCAGCCGCGTCCATGAAAAGCCTGACGAGTGCGTTGTGGAAGACTGCGCGGAGCCGGTGAAGGCGCACGGGCTGTGCAAGAAGCACTACCAGCGCAAGCTGCGCCATGGGCACGTCAACCGTACCGACCGCAAAAAGCCGCACACGCCTTGCGCTGTTGAGGCCTGCAGCAACCACGCCTACGCTAAGGGCCTATGCCACGCCCACTACATCAAGCAGCGCAAGTGGCAAGCCGCTGGCGTTGACGCCGTGCGCTATCAAGAGATGCTGCGCGCGCAGGGCGGCGTGTGCGCTATCTGTAGCCAGCCTGAAAGAACGGCGGACGGCCTGTCAGGCAAGACGAAGGACCTCGCCGTTGACCACGATCACGTCACAGGCGCTGTCCGGGCGCTGCTTTGCTCTGCCTGCAACACTGCCATCGGCCTCTTCAACGACGACGATGCGCTACTAGCCAAGGCACAAAGCTATGTGTTATACCATCGATGATCTGGGACAAACCAGCTCGTCAGACCGGCCCAGCGGACGGTGCACAGACTGGCGAGCAACTTGTGCATAAAGGATAGAGCATGGGCTCGACTACTTTCTCCGGTCCGGTAACCTCGACCAACGGCTTCATCGGCAACATCACTGGCAACATCACTGGCAACGTGACGGGCAACGTCACGGGCGACCTGACCGGCCGCGTATTTGGTACTGTCACCACGCGCTCAGGCGCTGGCGCTGTGCCGATCACGTCGGGCACCGTCCGCCTGACCACGACTGGCACTGACGCCTTGACGCTGGCCAACGGCGCGAACGGCCAAATCCTGACCATCATCATGGTTGTTGACGGCGGCGAAGGCACCCTGACCCCGACCACCAAGACCGGCTACAACACCATCGCGTTCAACGACGTGGGCGACACGATTGTCCTTCAGTATCTGACCACCCTCGGCTGGATGATCATCAGCAACTACGGTTGCACCCTCGCGTAATCGGTATGGGGGCAGGCTGGGCGAATGGAAGTGCGCCCGGCCTGTCTCCTGTCATAGAAGGACACGCCAATGCGCCCCATCCAGCAGACCTATAACATCGAGACGGCCGACCCGAATGGCGTTGTCACGGCCGAAACCCCGGTAAACAACGTCGCTCTCACTCTCGACGGTGCCTACACCTCGGGTGGTGTGGCTACGTTCCCGTTCCCGACCGCAGTCACGTTCACCAGCACCAGCAACCTTTCGACCGTGACGTTCACGGTGATCGGCACAGACGCTAACGGCGTGTATCAGACGGAAGCCATCGTCGGGCCAAACAACAACACCGTCACCGGCACCAAGACCTTCAAGACCGTTACCAGCATCACCGTTGCGACCGCCACGACCTTCACGACCGAAGTGGTTGACGCAGGCGGTGCGGCTGTGGGTATCGGCAACGGCGACTGGTGGCCACTCGATATTTACGTCCCCAATCAGGTGACGACCATCTCGGCGAACATCCTCGCCAGCGGCAGCGCCACCTACAGCGTGCAGTACACCAACGAGGACGTGTTCAACCTGCCGGCCGCTGACTGCCTTGCAGTTGCGCACCCGGCTGCCGGTGGCGCGTTCACCAGTGCATCGACTGACCAGACGCACTTCACCACGACCTTGATGCGCGCCGTGCGTGTCAACGTGGCGAGCGGCTCTGGGCAGCTTCGCGTAACTGTGGTTCAGCAATCCACCGCCTAAGAGGGGCACCGCATGGCCAACGTCAAGATTACCGATCTCACAGCGGCCTCCACGCCCCTTGCCGGCACGGAGCTGTTCGAGACGGTGCAGGGCGGCTCGAGCAAGAAGGTGGCGGCGGCCGACATCGGCAACAGCGCGACGGCGGTGCCGTTCCTGTCGCTCGCCGGCCGTGCGTATCTCTCGGCGTTCAGCAACACGGACCAGACGGGCAGCATCTCGGCGGCAACTGCGGTCAAGTTGGAGAACACGTCGTTTGGCGCAGGCATCAGCATCACGAACGATGGCGGCGGCAACCCGACGCGCATCACCTTCGCGGTGGCTGGCACGTACATGCTCGCGCCGAGCATTCAGTTCAAGAACGTGGACAGCAGCAACCACGATGCCACTGTGTGGTTCCGCAAGAACGGGACTGACATTGCCAACTCAGCCACTATAACCAACGTCCCCAAGGCCGCCGACGGTGGCGCGACGTTCTTTCAGGTCGTTGTTTATGAGCAGGTGACCGCCGGGCAGTACATCGAGATCATGTGGCTGCCCGAAGACGCGGATGTGACGCTCGATTTCACTGCGGCGGGCGCGATTGCCCCGGCAATCCCGTCGATCATCCTTGTGTCTGAGCGGATCGCCTGATGCCTAACTCGTTTGATCTTCGCCTACAGAGGGCCAGAGACGAGATCAACGAGGCGTTGGGCCAGCGCATGACCAACCTCGGCCCCCCGCCCAATCAGCAGCAGATGCAGTTGCCGGGCAACCCGC